CGACATTCCCACTACTCGGCCTCTAACCGGGTGGCTCACCCTCCTGAAGTCCCTGCACCCGTGGATTTCGGTGACCATATTCATAATGGTGAGCCACGGTTACGCCTTGTAGCGGAGCGTACATTCGTTCCTCAGGTGCCCTTTAGGCTTGATGAAGCTCGTCGCACTGACGCACCAGCCTACGCACCTGTTGACCAATTGGGTCCGGTACTTTCTCAACAAGTACCAGTCGTCACGGGTAATGATTTTTCCTCTATGTTGGCCGCGTTCAACAAGAGGTGTAATTTTCATTCTGACGATCGCGTTGCCCCCAGTATAGTGAAGTCTAGCTTAAAGCTTGCAGACCGTGTCTTTCCAAATATGCAGCCTTACGATTGGACACCTGACATTTTCGAGCGTTGGGTTTCAAAGTTTCCCGTCGAAAAGCAGAATCGTATGAGGCTTGCATTAAACAATTTACATGACGTTGATTTTTCCACCCTTAACACCAAGTCCCTGATGGTGAAAGGTGAAGTGCTCCTTAAAAGGAACGATCCGTCATGGGCGCCAAGGGTTATTTATATTGGATCCGATGAATACAACGTCCTGACCGGGCCGATCATGGACGAATTCAATAAACGGCTTTCCTTGGCGTTAGACACGTTCCGATCCACTCAGGTTGAAAGAGTCATTATGGCATACACCAAGAATGACGTTGAGATAGCCACCGGGTTACAAGGCTGTCCACGTTACTTCGGGGGGGATTTTAGTGCCAATGACAGGAGCCAGCTGAGTGATGTTGTTCGGATTTTTGCACACTGGCTACGGCGTTGTGGAGCACCCCGATATTTCGTCCGCTTTTATATTCGCAATTCTCGTTCCTTTACAGTTCGTTCCTACGAGTACGGTATCTCTGCTCAAATTGAGAATCAGTTGGCCACCGGGGGCACGGATACCACAGGGAGGAACACCGTTTGGAACTTCTGTTTGTGGCACAGTTTTTGCGAGGCTACGCATATAAAAGCGACACGAGTGGCTATTCTTGGCGATGACATCGCCGCTGGCACTGATTCGAGAGGCCTGGATCTGTTGCGTTGGCAACGTCACTGTTCTGATGCTGGCATGAGGCTTACTGCCCAGGAGCATCGGTTCTTTTGTGATTTACCGTTCCTTTCCAGGTTTTTCGTTCCGGCAGGACAAGATGCTTGTATGGTCCCGTTAATTGGAAAAGCATTGATGCGGTTTAATGCGCGCTCTAACCGTAATCAAGACATTTCGGATGACCAGTACATAGCGGGTAAATGCCTCAGTTATGCCTACGAATTTCGCCACATTGCCTACATGCGTGATAAGTTTCTATCCCGCTTCTCATCTACCCAAGTTCAGTTTAGTGAAGTCAAGCTTGTTGATTTAACCTGGTTCGCAAAACAGGGCGTCTCTAGTATAGATGACGTTTATCATAAGATCCGTTCTGAACCTCTGGTTTTGTCAGACGATGAGTTTCTTGAAGTTATCATGGCTAAATACGATATCGGACTCTACGACATGGATGATCTAACTGCCAAGCTCCTCTTAGACACCACACCCGAGGTGTTTTCTGACGAGCGATATTACAACTTCGCGCACGAGGTCGAGTAGGCTCACCTCGCTGGTGCGGCTTGGTCCCCGTTAAGGACCCGGTGCTGGGAGATACTGGAGCCCCACTCTACG